GTTACCATGCCTTCTGGCACATATCCTTTAATTCCATCAGCATCGCCGTTACCTAATCCATCTCCAATACCAGAGCAGTACCAATCGATGTAGTCACCTTCCTGTCGCATGTCTGCAATAATTCCACCTGCTGATCTCCATGAAGCTGACCAATAGTCTTTGTCTGGATCTTGTCTAAGAATTGGAACAACTTCTAGTTTTATAAAATCGTTGTTACATATTGACGCATATAAATTTTGGGCATAAGTTTCGCTGGCACGAACTTTTTCCAAAATCCAATCAGTGGTTACTAGATCGTATTCCATATTATTAACGTGGCTAGCGGGATCATCAAATTTATGATCGTGATGGTCGATTATTTTTTCAAAATAATCAAGATAATCTTCGTTAACTGATTCGCCCTTTTCTGCCTGACGCTTAACATATCCTTCCTTTTGGAAAGAAAAACGATCGGGACTTTTAGACACAGTCTTGCTCATTTGCTTCTTTTAAAACTTTTTTGTTTTCTTTTTTAGACAATCGTTGATTGCGAAAATTTGTTGTATCAACTATAGCAGACTTTAAAGTTTCTGCATAATTTAATGCAGTTTGTTCATTCATTGTTAATACAGTTTCGTGTTCAAGATAGCCCTTAGTTAAGAGAGTCCAAATCTGTTTGAAACGATTTGTAGACCACCAAGGCGATTTTACAGTAGCATAGATAGTTACACTGATACCAATATCCTCTGCTTCTACCCAAAGATTATGAGTGTGATCGTCTGAACCACAGTCACAGACAACGTGATACATTTTAGTATCACCCCAATCATTCTTTTTAAGAATACCTTCTGCTGGTGTCTGTAATTTCATTAATGTAAAATTCCTTCGTCCTTGATATTAAATTTATTAATTTGATCTCTACTGTCGTATATAAAAGAACAAATTTTTTCAAAGTCTTGTTCTGACAAACTAGTTTTATATATCTCTAAACCTAACTTAATTAAGATAGGTGCAACTTCTAAACCAGAATATCCTTCACCTAAAGATTTATCCGTTAAATCTAAAAAGGATTTATACAACTGAATTAGTTTTTGTTCTCGTTCTGAATCAACAGTTTTCATTAGGTCCATAAGCTTTCTCTTACTTTAATCAAACGAATCATCATTGCTTCATCTTCATCATTGTAGGCTTTTTCAATCTCTTGACTCTTAGCCAGGGCAATTTTACACATTTCTGCTTCTTCCTTGTTTTTATCTTCCATATCAAGAAGATGATACCCTTTTTCGCGACGCATGTCACAGTAAGCACTCCATCCGCTGGCATCATAAACATCTGGACGCTTTGGATAGATTTCCTTCCACCAAGTATATAGTTCTAGTATTTCTTTAGCAGCTTTGGCCTGATAGGTAGGCTCTGCTAGATGCTTTTGATCTTCGTCTAAAAATTCTTCGTTGGTTAGAGTCATTGCCCATTCTAGATAAGCAATGCCTGCTTCGGGGCAACGCCAGTTACGATACCAACGACGCCACCATGGATAATCGTATTTTTTCTTATCCTCATCACTCCAAACGCAATGATGCCATGCCTGTTCTATTTCAACAAAGTCAACAAGCTCATTAAAAAGACATGGAAGAAAACGGTTGCCAACATCACGCCACTCGCCGCGAGGAATGTCGCTTGGGTGAGCAGTAAGAGCGTGGGCTTTAGTAACCCAGCGATTGTTGATATAGTAGCGTACATCATTGATCCTTTCTGGAATCCAACACCAAACATCTTGAATGCGATCTAAACCTTCCTCAGCAATCCACCAACGGATTGGATACTTGGCTTTAGCAGCCTCTTCCCATTCGCGCCATTCTTTTCCTGTGCCGCACTTTAACTTAGTGGTGCCACGGATCCAATCAGCAAATGGGGAACAGGTCCAATAATTTCTCATATATAATTCCTTTTCAGACTTAGTAGTCGAACACTTTAATTATATGATCTTTTTAAAAACCTGTCAATATGGCAAAAAAATGAATCAAAATTTTCTTTGGTATCCTGCCAAGTTAAGCATAATTGAATACTGCTCATAGGCTTTTTTTACCGCAGGATTGATATTTCGATAATTTGCTTCTTCTCTTTCTTTGTCCATTAGAGTTTGAAACATATCAATTTCGCCTTTGCTGTGTCGTTGCCATTTGAAGAAACGCTTTTCTAATTCTATTAGAGTACGTAATCTGCCTTCTGGAATTTCCATAGTAATTACACGCTCTGTTTCATATTCAACAACATCGTTGCGAATAATATCAGCACGTTCTGGGTCTGTAAAAAACTTTGGAGGATGGTATCGTGCCCTGCGTTTAGAATCGTTTAGGACACGCACCTCGTAGTTTTCACAAAACTCTGTGACTTCTTTATCCATTTTGGATTAGACTCTCAGTCATCGGGAAGATCGCAGCAATTGCTTTAGCACAGGCCAGAGCCACTAATTGATGTTCTTTCTGTGTGCCGTTGGCTGATCGTAATTCAATAAAATGTACCCAAGACCGTAACGTGCCATTCATGTAAAGTTTACTTTCAATGTTACCTTCTGGCAGTACAGCACGAGCTTGTTCTTTGGCTAGGCCGTTCGAGACAGCCCAAGTGTAGGCTTCCTTAGAGGCTCTAATGACAGCCTGTTGTTTTTCTTCCCATAGACGTGCAAGCTCTCTCTGCTCAGGGTCTGCCATGTCCAATTCAACAGAATTTTGTCTGTTTCTGGTGTCCTGCAACCGTGCTTCTCTAGTGATGAAGTTAAGATCTTTTGTAGGGTCAGCGTATCGTTGACTAAACTCTTGGAAGGAAAAGCTTCTGTGTCGTAGAATTTGTCTTGCAATGTCTCTTGTGGTTGTGATTTCAACACAGGCTGAAACCATTTCCAAGGGACTCCAGTGTGCGTGTTTAACAAGATATCGAATAAGCTTCTCTGATGTCTCTGTATTGAATTGGTTGTTTGGGTTGCTGACACGGGCGCAATACGCAATGAGTTCTTGTGCATCTCCGATTCCCATGTTGGCAAATTCTGCTGTTGGTTGTGAGTAGGATACGAGTTTAACATTCATTTATTTTCTTCTTTCTCTTCATCAAAGCATAAACTTTCCATAGTCTTGTAATGTTCATATGCTTTTTTGAGTGCTTCAAATTTTTCTAATTTTTTTGGATCCGGAACCAAAATAGCCAATCGTTCTTCCATTTTATCCATGAAAGCCTTTAGGCTTTTTCCATCTACTTTAATATCAGTACCTGGAGCCATATCGATTCCATTGGTTCCTATAGTTACTGTCGATGGACTACTAGTCCAGGTATTAGACACTGTATAAGTACCAGACGATGTAGTTGTCCAGTTATATGGACTATAATTTGTTGTGGGAATAGTTACTGAACTAGAAAAATTATTAAGACCGGACAAATCAATTGATTCTATAGGAAGGGGATCTATTGTGATATAATCGACGCCCCCGCCACCAGTAACATGCATGGTATCTCCGCCGACGTCGATTTTATCAAGATCTAAAATTATATCATCTAATGATATAGCTGGTAGATCCTTACTGTTCATATTAAGCTGCCTTGGCTTCTTTACGAGCGTTCTTTTCTTCTGTAATTTCATTGCGGCGAGCTTTGATTAGTTTGCTCATTTCAGCTAATGCTTTACGAGCACGAGTTCCAGCTGCACCATTGCCGCTGGTAAATTTTGCATCTTCTGCCAAAAATGCTTCCATTGCTGATTTAATTTGTTCTACTGTGTTTGACATATAGTCTCCTTTATTTGTCTTTTACTTATAGGCAACCTAGTCTATAGCGTAAAAATCTGGTGTGGTCGGTAGGATTCGAACCTACAAAGGCTGTGACTAAGTCGGCGCCCCATTCCCAAGTGCGTTTCGCAACGGACCGGAGGTCTGCCATATTCCACTCACGACCACATGTAAATTATATATTCTTAATTATAAAAGTCAAAAAAATAGGGCACCAAAGTGCCCTAAATGTAGTTAATCAACTATTGGTCCGTTGCCATTTTTAAAACCAACCGATCCGCCTTCTGCTTCAATACGTTTGATAACATCTTCAAACAAGATTGGAGCAAAGTCTGGGATTTGTTCTACGCATACGCAATGATATCTAACATCAATCTCATCTCCGTATAATACAGCACCGGTTCTAGCATCTACACCACGTGCTTTCTTAACTCTGTTAGAGTGTAAGTGACCATGGATGTTAACACCAAAGCGACCTAAACTTGCTTCGTGGACTGGAATATGACTTAAGATCATTCCGTTCATAATATGATACGCACGAAGCTCACGGAAGTACTCGTTATATTCTGTATCACGAAAAATGTCGTGATTACCACGAATTAATACTTTGTCGCCATTTAATCTACTTAAAGTTTTTAATGCTTTGCGATTAATAACAACGTCACCTAAGTGATAGACCTTGTCAGTAGGCTTGACTCTTTCGTTCCAAGCCTCGATCATTGCTTCATCCATTTCATCTGGATCATCCCACGGCCTTAACTTAGTTCCATCATCACGCAAAAATCGGCACACGCCAGCGTGGCCAAAGTGCGTGTCGCTAACTAAAAATACGCTAGGCATAGTGCCCTCCTTTTTTTACCAATTTTCTACGCCAGAAATGTCAAAAGTGATATCAGCATCTCTGCCCATAACCTTTGTTGTTACAATTAACTTTAGAATAGATCCAATGCCACTGGAACTATCACTTTCTAATTTAAAAGTTTCCACCTCTGGAAACTCTGCTAAAATTTCACTGATTAGTTTTAAATCTTCTTTATGTAGATACATCAAATATCTCCTTCACGCTCTCTACGTTCACGACGTTCTGCCGCTAACATAAAGACTTTTTCATTATCGTTAGTCCAATCTACTGTTTTGGTGGGAATTATAATTCCGCTAGATAAAGTCACACCATTGATAGTATGGGGTTCATTTTCATCATAGGTCCAACCTAAACATTTCATCATACGGTGCTTGACTAGCAAGTTTGGACTACGAAATGCTTCTGCATCACGGAAGCCCAACATAACACCAACTTCTGCTACTGCACCAGAACGACAAACACCTGCATGGCAATGCACTACAACATTCATCTTATTTTCAAGAGCATGTTGTAAGAGTCCGACCAGTTCGCTGGCCTGTTTCTGGCTGCAACGCATAGACTCGTCTAATACTTGATCTTTTTCTTCAACATCTAAAAACTTAAATTGATGTTTCTCGCGAAATTGATATTTTGGCTGGGGGAATTCCATATCCGGATCCACAATTTGAATCAACATAGAATTTACGCCCGCATCTATATGAAATCCGTTACGAACATCGGCTAGCGATACATTTTGAATCCACGGTGTCATAATTTATCCTTTATATATTATATTATAAACCCACTTAAAATGCAAGGAAAATTGGTACCCCTGCCCGGACTCGAACCGGGAACATCTAACACTCCTTTTGAGAGAGCTGCCTTTACCAATTTGGCCACAGGGGCAATAAATAGCATTGAACCATTAGGAGCGAACTAATGAATGGATCCAGTAACGCTATTTGCACTAGCTAACGGAGCAGTTAAGCTAGTAAAAGAAGGGTGTAAACTCTATAAAGATATAAAGGGTGCCGCGGGCGACGTTAAAGACGTGCTCAAGGATCTGGATGACCAATTCCATAACAGATACAAAGATCGTACGCCTACAGTTGCAGAAAGAAATCAATATGTAACCGAGCGTAATCGAGTAGTTGAATTAAACAAAAAAGGTGGAGAAACGACTAATATCTATCAAGAAATTGGTCAACATCTAGGGGCCTATTTTGACAACTATTACAAATGTCTAGCAATATTTGAAGAAGAAGAACGCCGTAACAAAACAGAAGTTTATACTGGCGAAGATAGTCTTGGTAAACGTGCTCTACAACGTGTTCTAATGAAAAAACAATTGGAACACATGTCTTCTGAACTTCGAGAAATCATGGTGTATCAGTCTCCTCCAGAATTAGGTGCATTGTGGAGTGATGTTGAAGAAATGATGCAAACGGTTGGAAAGGAACAAAGAGTTGCTATTACCAATCAAATGCGCAGATACGAAATAGAGCAGCGCAGAAAAAAAG